GAGATATATATTAAACCCTGTCAAATCAAGCCCAAATCCTCGTCATATGCGTCATCTTTTTGACACACAAGACCTCATCAACCTGTCAAAAAGCTGACGATTGGCTGTTTGGATTTGGTAGCTTGATATATCTTATATTCATTCTGAATATATAAGATATATCAATACTTTACGTGTACATGATTGGATTGTGTGGACTTGTGTGATGTGTCGGGAAATTGACACTATACACATCCTCTTGCTAAGATTCCTAAGAATCTTCATATACATGGGGGGATATGTGTCAATCCCTTGACAGGGGCATATGTGCAGCATGAAGTGTGACATTTATGCAACACTAAACTTAGTAAAATCAATAAAGATTTTACTTGACTGTGACATTTATGCAACACTTTGTGTTGAGAAAAGGATTCTTCTGTCAAAATTCTGGTAGATTAGGTAGACTCTTTAGAGAACCCCCACCAAAAAAACTACTTGACATTTATATATATAATATACCCCTGCCATAAATTTTTAAAAAAACAAGGGTCATTCATAGTATAAAAAATATTAAACACAGGCCGGGGGATTCATAGTTATGACTAGCCTGTGTTAACTTGTGTTGTCTTGGTTGGGGGTGTGTCGGGTCTATGGAGGGGGATATATTTACCCCGCTGGGACTAAATAGAAAATAACATATTTTTAAAAACTATGCAATATGCTATAATACGATTTATAAAACACTGTTGCAATTATGCAACACTTTATAGAAAGTAATTAAAATGTTTAAAACATTAATTTTAGTTTGCTTAATTAATACAGAATGTGTAGAATTACATGATGACAGAGGTCCATACAAAACTGAAGTAGAATGTAAAGCAAGGGCAGCAGAGATGATGTCAGACTTTGTGTCTGCTAATGTAACACCACCTGTTACCACACTTAAGTTTAAATGTGATAAATCAAAAGGACAAAATATTTAATGTTAGATACAACATTAGAAAATAATAATGAGTATGCACCCTACACAACTTTAAAAATTAAATTAGAAGAATATGCAAATATGAGGGCAAGGTCAGACTTCCTTACCTTTGTAAAGATATTTGCACCTACACTTATATCTGACTTTAAGATGGGTAGACATATTGAGTTATTATGTTCAAAGCTACAGGGTGTAGTAGATGGGAACGTAAAGAGGTTAATGGTATTCCTTCCACCTCGTTCTTCCAAGTCTGTAATCTGTAGTAAGTTATTTCCTGCTTGGTACATTGGTAACTTTGGTAACCATGAGATTATGTCACTATCCCACTCAGAACAACTTGCAAGTGACTTTGGACGTACAGTACGTGATGTAGTCGGAACCGCTAGGTTCCAGCGCATTTTTCGTGACATTAGTTTGAGGAGTGATGTAAAGGCTGCAGGTAAGTGGAAGACAAACAAGAATGGGTCTTACTATGCTGCAGGTGTACGAAGCCAAGTAGCGGGTCGTGGCGCACACGTAGCTTTGCTTGATGACGTTATGTCTGAAGAAGATGCTATTTCAGAAGCAGGTCGTAGGTATATTAAGGAATGGTATCCTGCAGGTCTAAGAACTCGTATCATGCCTAATGGTGCAATTATTATTATTAATACTAGATACCACTATGATGACCTTTGTGGTTGGCTTCTTAAACAGGAAGCAGCAGTAGAACAAAATAAATATCCTTGGGAAGTAATTAGTATTCCTGCTTGGCTTAATGAAGAAGCAGCAGAGTTATTAGGATTACCAGTAGGTGGTTCTTACTTTCCTGAATGGAAACCAGATGAGTTATTAAAAATTGACGAGCAAGAAATTAGAGCATCTAATGGTAGTAGATATTGGAATGCTTTATATATGCAAGACCCTAGTCCTGATGATGGTGGTATTATTAAAAAGAAATGGATACAATCTTGGGATTACGATGAACCACCACCATGTGACTTTATAATACAAACATATGATACTGCTTTTAGTACGGCTCGTACCGCTGACTATAGTGTAATACAAACTTGGGGTATATTCTATACATTTGAAAATAACGAATATGGTGTAGAAGAAAGTCAAAGTAATATTATATTATTAGGTAATACTAAAGGTAGATTTGAATATCCAGAACTAAGACGTAAGGCACAAGAACTTTATGCAGACTTTAGACCAGATGTATGTATTATAGAAAAGAAAGCTTCTGGTCAGTCTTTGATTCAGGATATGAGAAGGGCTGGTCTTCCTGTCTTAGATTATTTACCTGATAGGGATAAGGTAGCTAGGGTATATGCAGCTACACCAATGATGGAAGCTGGTCGTGTCTGGTTGCCTTCAGATAGAACATGGTCAGATGATTTATTTTCTGAGTGTATGTCTTTTCCAAATGGCGCACATGATGACCAAGTAGATTGCATGACTATGGCTATTCACTATATGAAAGACAGTTGGAATCTTATACACCCAGAAGACCCTAATTGGGAAGACGATGTTAATCCAAGAAGACAAAAGAGGGTTGCATATTGGAGAACTTAAAGATATAATATAAAAATCGTAGTTTAACTGGTAGGAAAGAAAATGGCTATTGAAAAAAATCCCAATGATATTATGCAGCAAAACATGGATAATGTCATTCAATTAAATATAAATCAAGAATCAGACGATGACGTAGGATTTGAAGTTGACCCTGAGACAGGAGAGATAGAAGTATCTTTTGCTCCTGATGCTGATATGTTTGGTATGGAAGTAGAGGTTGAGTATGACGAAAGCGGCTTCTATGATAATCTAGCGGAACAACTTGATGAAGATACTCTTACGTCTATTGGTGAAGAAGTTTACGAAAAATATGAAGCAGATAAAGCCTCACGTTCAGAATGGGAATCCATGTTTGAGCGTGGGTTTGATTTGCTTGGTCTGAAGTTAGAGGAAACAACAGAACCGTTTGAAGGTGCAGCAACTGCTGTACACCCACTGCTTATTGAATCTGCAGTGAAATTTCAGTCACGTGCATCCCAAGAACTCTTTCCTTCCAGTGGTCCAGTCAAAACCCAAGTTCTTGGCGATGCTACCGTGGAGCGTCAACGGCAAGGTAACCGCGTACAAAACTTTATGAACTATCAATTGACAGAGCAAATGCCTGAATACTTTGATGAGTTCGAGCGTATGCTGTTTCACCTTCCGTTGATTGGCTCTGCATTTAAAAAAGTTTATTATGATGCGTCAATAGACCGCCCTGTCAGTGAGTTTGTTCCTATTGACCAGTTCTATGTGTCTTACTATGCTACAGACCTAAGACGTGCAGATAGATATACTCATGTACTATATCGTAGTCCTATGGAAATTGCCAAGCAAATGGCAGCAGGTATGTATGCAGACATTGATATGCCAGATGCGTATCACCCAGAGCAATCTGCACTAACAGAAAAAATGGATACTGTTCTTGGTCTGTCTCCTTCCTCAGACCTTGACCCTCAGTATGTATTGCTTGAGCAGCACTGCTATCTTGAAATTGAAGATTATGAAACAGCTTGTCCTTATATTGTAACTATTGAAGAAAGTTCACGTAAGGTATTGTCTATTCGCCGTAACTGGAAAGAAGAAGACAAAACAAAACAAAAGAAAATGTTCTTTACACATTACCGTTTTGTTCCGGGCTTTGGTTTCTATGGTCTTGGTCTTATTCACTTCCTTGGTAACCTTACTATGTCTGCTACTGCAGCAATGCGTAGCCTTATTGACGCTGGTCAGTTTGCTAACCTTCCCGGTGGCTTTAAAGCTAAAGGTGTTCGTGTTGTTGGAGACAATGACCCAATTGCTCCGGGCGAGTTTAAAGAAGTTGAAGCTACAGGTATGGACTTGTCTAAGTCTATTGTACCTCTTCCATATAAAGAACCATCAGCTACATTGTTCCAGATGATGCAGTTTACTGCTGCGGCTGGTCAAAAGTTTGCTGATACAACTGAACAGGTTATTACTGAAGGGTCAAACTATGGTCCTGTCGGTACAACTATGGCTTTGCTTGAAGCATCAAGTAAGTTCTTTAGTGCAATCCATAAACGACTACATAAGTCACAACGTGATGAATTTAAAATCTTGGCTCGTATTAACTACGAAAGCCTACCTAATGAATACCCCTACGATGTTCCCGGTGTAACAGAAACTATTTTCCGTCAAGACTTTGATGGTCGTGTAGATGTTATTCCTGTCAGTGACCCCAACATTCCTTCTAGCGCACATCGTTTGATGATGACACAGATGGCAATGCAGTTGGCACAGACTTCTCCACCGGGTATGTTTAATATGGAAGAACTAAACCGTACTCTATTGAATGCGGCTAACATTCCTAACTTGGATAAAATACTTCCTGATAAACCACAAGCACAGCCTCTTGACCCTGTTACAGATATTGAAGCTGCAACTAAAGGTTTGCCTATCAAAGCTTTTGCTGGGCAAAACCATGATGCTCATATTCAAATTAAACAAATGTTCTTACAAGACCCTATGAATGGTGGCAATCCAATTATGCAACGTATTGCTCCTGTGCTACAGGCTAATATTCAAGAACACGTGGTAATGAAATATGAAGAACAGGTAAATGGTTTGACAC